CGGACCGATGCCTGATCTTCTCCGCGATCGGCGCCCAGAAGGTGATCGTCCCGTTCTGCGACGGTGAGATGTTCCCGATTTCGAAGGACGTCGACGGCCTCCAGGGCCTAGACCCATCGCTCGCGGTGTGCGACGAGGTCGGGTTCATGCCTCTCGACTCGTGGCTGGCCCTGCAGATGGCCGGGGTGAAGCGGCCGCGGTCTCTGGTCTGTGCGATCGGGACGCCCGGCCTGGACCAGAACAACGCTCTGTGGCATCTCCGGGAGAAGGTCCTGTCGGGCGCGGCGCTCCCAGGCCTGCACTTCGAGGAGTTCGCGGCGCCGGAGGCGTGCCGGGCGGGCGATGAGGCGGCATGGGCGGTGGCGAACCCTGCCCTCCCTGCGGGGTTCATGAACGTGGAGAGCCTCCGGACGAACCTGGCGAGCCAGCCCGAGGGCCGGTTCCGGATCTTCCACCTCGGGCAGTGGGTCGACGGGGTGGAGTCGTGGCTGGGCGACGACGGCCGCCGCCTGTGGAATTCGCTGAGAGGCGCCTACGTACACGTCTTAGGGGCCCCGTCGTGGGTCGGTGTGGACATGGGCCTGAAGCGGGACAGCACCGCGGTGGTGCTCGTGCAGAAGACGCCGGCCGATCTGCTCCACGCGACGTGTCGCCTGTGGGTCCCGACGTCGGATGAGCCGGTCGACGCCACCGACGTGATGCAACACCTGCGGCGCCTCGATCAGCTCTATGACGTCCAGGGCGTCTCCTACGACCCGAGGTTCTTCGACGTCCCCGCTGCGATGCTGGCCGACGAGGGGCTGGCGATGATGGAGGTTCCGCAGTCGGTCGAGCGGATGACGCCGGCCATCGGGTCGCTGTTCGAGCTGATCCGCGACGCCGGGCTGTCCCACGACGGTGATGGCCCGTTCTCCGAGCAGATCCTCAACGCGGTGGCCCGCTTCAACGAGCGGGGGTTCACCCTGGCGAAGGGCCGGTCGCGCGGCCGGATTGACGCCGCGATTGCGCTGGCCCTGGCCTGCGATCTGGCCCTGCGGCTCCCGCCGCCGCCGCCTGCGTTTTTCGTCGCCGACCTCTAGTCGTGGCATCGGTGCCATCTGGCACTGGTAGCATGCCGGGGCAGTGGGCAAAAAGAAGTCCAAGGGTCCGGTGGAGACGGCCGTAGCTCCCCCTGTCGATACCCGGGCCTCGTACTCCATCGCCGACCCCGGCCTGGTGGAGATCTTCACCGGGATGCCCCTCACCGGGGTCTCGGTCACGGAGCCCTCGGCGCTCGGTCTCACGTCCGTGTGGCGGGCCGTGTCGGCCATCGCCGAGACGATCGCCGGCTCACTGCCCCTCAAGGCCTACCGCGACCAGGGCGCGGTCCGGTCCGAGGTGACCGGCACGTTCCTGGACGAACCCGGCGGCCCGACCGGCCTGACCAAACCCGAGTGGGTCTCGCTCGTGGTCGCGCACATGGTCCTCCAGGGCGACGCGTTCCTGGCCCACGTGCGCGGCGGCGCAGGCCAGATGCTGGCCCTGGTCCCCGTCCACCCGTCGTGCGTGGCGATCGAGACGTCCGACACCGGGAAGACGTTCGTCGTCTCCGTCGAGGGCAAGCCCCCGGTCCGGCTGTCCGAGGCGGACATGACCCACATCCCGGGCCTGTCGATGAACGGGGTGCGGGGCCTCCACCCCCTGTCCACGATGCGGGCCGCGATCGGCTCCGGCATCGCCGCTGACCGGACCGCCTCGAACCTGTTTCAGAACGGGCTGTCCGTCGCCGGGTTCGTCGTCGTCGAAGGGGTCACCGCCGAGCAGGCCGCCGAGACGGTGTCCGGCCTCCAGGCGAAAGCGTCCGGCCCGGACAACGCCGGGAAGCTCCGGGCGCTCAACCGTGACCTCAAGTTCGTCCCGGTCATGCACACCCCCGAGAATGCCCAGTTCCTCGAACAACGGCAGTTTTCCGTCGAGGAGATGGCCCGCCTGTTCGGCGTACCGAAGGTCCTCCTCGCCCAGGACGGCGCGTCGAGCTGGGGTTCCGGCATCGCCGAGCTCAACCGCTGGTTTGCCCAGACGACCCTCCGAGGGTTCACGAGCCGGATCCAGGCCCGCCTCTCCCGCCTCCTCGCCCGGGGCACCTTCGCCGAATTCGACTACGCCGGGCTCCTGTCGGCGTCGCCGGAGCGGGAGATAGAGCTGCTCATCTCCCAGGTTGCCGCCGGGCTCCTGACCGTCGATGAGGCCCGGGCGATCCGCAACCTGCCGCCCGTCCTGGCCTCCGACCCAGACCGGGCGTTCCTGCAGGGCCTCGTGCAGAACGCTCCGAGTCTCGCGCCCGTCATCTTGCCGATGCTCGGTTTCGCCCTCGGCCAACCGGCCGACGGATCCGACCCTGAAGGGGAACCTGATGACCAAGAACTGGGATAGCGCAGGCCTGTTCTCCACCCTGGAGATCCTCGCCCCCACCGACCTTGACAACGCCGACACGAACGTCACGGCGGTGGACCTCACCCCCTACGGCAACTCTCGGTTCCTGGTGCTCGTGACCGTGGTGGCCAACGAGGTGACGGACACCGGCATGGTCTTCACGATCACGGACGCAGCGACGTCCGGCGGCCAGTACGCCGCCGCCGTCAAGTCCGGCACGGCCACCTCCATCGCCGGGACCGTGGCCACCACCCGCCATGTCCTGGAGGTTCCGTTCGCCCCGACGCAGGGTCGGCCGTTCCTCAAGATCGTCGGCACGAAGGTCGACGCAGATTCGGACGTGACCGTGCAGGCCCACCTCCTGGCCTACAAGGCGGTCTAGATGGACCGCTTCGCCGTCGAATTCCGGGCCGAGCTCGAAGGGGACACCCTCAAAGGCCACGCCGCGGTGTTCGACTCGATGGCCAAACTGCCCGGCCACTACGAGGCGCTGGCCAGAACGGCCTTCGATGAGGTGCTGAAGAGTCCCGACCTCGACGTGCGGGCCCTCGTGAACCACGACCCGAGCCAGCTCCTCGGCCGGACACCGCGGACGCTGCGCCTCTCGACCGACGCGAAAGGCCTCGCCTTCGAGGTAGACCTTCCCGACACCCGGGCGGCCGCCGACCTGCGCGTGTTGCTCGGCCGTGGCGACCTGTCCGGCATGTCCTTCGGGTTCAAACCCGGCACTGACACGTGGGGGCGGGCGCCGGACGGGACGCAGCTCCGGACCCACACGTCGGTCTCCGACCTCCGAGACGTATCCGTCGTCACCTACCCGGCCTACGCCGGCACCGATGTGGCCCTCCGGTCACTGCAGAGCTTCACCTTCAGCGCACCAGCGCGGAGCCAGATGATCCAGGCCCGGCACCGGGTCCGACAGGGAAGGGAAACCACATGACCCGCGAAGAGATCCTGGCGGCCCTGGCCGCGCTGATGGAGGCCGCCGCCGCCGACGGTGACCGCCCGCTGACCGAGGAAGAGGCGGACCGCTACGAGGCCCTCGAAGGCCAGCTCGCCGTCGCGATCCGCTCCGAGCAGATCGCCGCCCGGGACCTCGCCTACCGCTCCGCGGCCATCCCCGGCCTGACCACCACCGTCGCCGACGACGGCCTTGAGCGGGCCTTCGAGGCCTATCTGCGGACCGGGCAGGCCAACCAGGACATGACCGAGCTGCGCGACCTGAACATCGGCACCCCCGCCGACGGCGGGTACACCGTCCCAGACGGGTTCCGCCAGAAGCTGGTCGAAGTCCGCAAGGCGTTCGGCGGGCTCGCCGAGCACGCGGACAGCTTCTCCACCACCACCGGACAGCCGCTGGAATACCCGACCCTGGATGACACGGCCAACGTCGGGGCGATCACCGCCGAGGCCGCCGCCTTCGCCGACGGGGCCGACCTCGTCTTCGGGACCGTCACTCTCGGCGCGTTCAAGTTCACCAGCAGCGGGGCCGGCACGACCACCCCTTTGCGTGTGTCCGTCGAGCTGCTCCAGGACTCCGCGTTCGACGTCCAGGGCCTCGTCTCCCGGGCCCTCGGTGTCCGCATCGCACGCAAGCAGGCCCGCGTGTGGGTCATCGGCTCCGGCTCAGGCGAACCGCAGGGCGTCGCCGGATCGTCCATCACGGAGAACTTCGACGTCGACGTCCACGACGTCGTTGACTACGACGATCTGTTGTCCATGGACGCCGCCCTCGATCCCGAATACGAAGCGAACGCTAAGTGGCTGATGAGCAAGGCGACATGGTCGGTGCTCCGGGCCCTGGTCGATGACGTCGCCCGGCCTCTCCTCATGGAGAACGCCTCGGCAGGCATCGGCGCCGGCATCGAACGGACCCTGCTCGGGTACCCGGTCATCATCGACCAGGACATGCCCGGGTTCCCCGGTGCGGGCGACGAGCACTTTATCGCCCTCGGTGACTGGCGCGAGGCCTACGCCATCCGGCGCGTCGCGAACCTCACCGTCGTCGTCAACCCCTATTCCCGGGCCAACGAAGGACAGGTCGAGTTCACCGCCTGGGAACGGGCCGACGGAGTCGTCCAGAACCGCGGCGCCTACGTGCTCATGGCCAACACCGCGTCGTAATGGCCACCCAGGGCGACCATGTCCTGCTCGACGCAATCGAAGCGCTCGGCGCCGGCAAGTCCGACACAGACCACGATCACATCGGCGCATATGTCGCGAGGGGGGAGCGGCTCCGGGCGACTGCCACAGTGGCCGAGACCATCCCCCGTAACGCCTATAGCGGCGCCAACCTCGCCACCCTCGTCAGTGGCAGGCAGACTCTGCAACTTATCTGGCTCGAAGCGGGGGCGCTGGTTTCCAACATCCAGTGGACCGCCTGGACAACGGCTGCCGTGGCACCGACGAACCAGTGGGCGTCCCTCTACAGCCTGGCCCTAGCGAAGCTGGCCGTGAGCAACGACGACTTGACGACGGCTTGGTCATCCTTTTCCCGTAAGACTTTCGTGATCGCCGCGCCGTATCTCGTCCCCACATCTGGCTTCTACTACGCCGGGGTCAACGTGGCGGCCAGCACCGTTCCGTCCTTGGCCGGGTGTGGCACACCCGGCGGCCAGGTGGCTGACGTTCCGATCTCAATGGGGTGGGACCTGACGAACACCGGGTTGACCACCCCGGCATCTGCCCCGGCTACCGCCGTCCTTACTGCCGGTACTTCTCTCGGTGGCTGCCACGCCGTGCGGATCACCTGATGAAAGCGTTCACATCGCCAGATAAGGGCGCGGCGCCCTGATGGCTCTCTACCCCGACTACTGCACCGAGGACGAACTGAAAGGTTCAATCGGGATCCCGACGTCCGACGCGGTCGACGACGCCCTGATCGCGGTCGTGATCACGGCGTCGTCGCGGGCGATCGACGCGGAGTGCAACCGGCAGTTCGGAGTACATGGCTCGGCCGTGGCCCGTATCGCCACGTGGGATGGCCGCTACCTCGAAGGCCGCCAGGCCCTGGAGATCTTCGACGTGCAGACGACCACCGGCCTCGTCGTCGCCACCCTCGATACGACCGGGACCACCGACACGACCCTGACCGTCGGCGACGACTTCCACATGTGGCCGTGGAACGCCGCCGCCGACGGCAGGCCATGGACCCACCTCGTGATGCGCTCCGACGCCGCCGGGCACCTTCCGGCTCGGGCCCGGGGCGTGTCCGTCACCGCGAACTTCGGGTGGACGTCCGTCCCCGACCTGGTCAAAAACGCCTGTCTCCTCCAGGCCGCCCGCTGGTACAAGCGCAAGGACGCCCCGTTCGGCGTCGCCGAGACGCCCACCGGGGCCGAAGGGTTCCGGCTCCTGGAGAAGCTCGACTCCGATGTGGCCCTGTCGCTGCAGAGCCTCCGTCGGGTGTGGGCGGTCGCGTGACGTCGTGGCCCTGAACCTGAACACCGCCATGGACGCGCTCGGGACGGCCCTCGCCGGGGTCACCGGCCTGCGCGTCTACGACTACGAGGCGTCGACCGGCGCCGTGCCGGCCGCGATGGTGCTGCTCCCCGAGGAGCTGGTCTACGACAACACGAAAGGCCGGGGCACCGACAGGGCCGTGTTCCCGATCCTGGTCATGGTCGGGAAGATCTCCGACCGGTCCGCCCGGGACCGCCTCGCCGGCTACTGCGACGGCACCGGAGCGGCGACGGTGTCCGTCAAGGCGGCCCTCGACGCGGCGGCCGGCGTCCTTGTGAACAGCGTCACGTTCGAGTCGGTCACGTGGGGCGGGGTCCCGTATCTCGCAGCAGAGTTTTCGGTGCAGTACACCGCCTAAGAGGAGACGACCATGGCGCAGGCCTTTGGACCCGACAGCGATCTGAGTGTCAACGGGCAGGAGATCGGCCCGTACGTCAAGACGATCGAGCAGAACCTGACCAGGGCCGTCCTCGACGTCACCACGAAAGGGGCCACCGGAGTCGTCAAGCGGGGCGGCCTCACCGACGGGGAAATCAGCATCACCGGCCTGTGGGACGACGCCGCCACGACCGGCTCGTTCACGGTGCTGTCCGCCCAGATGGTCGCGGCCACCCTGTCCGCCGCCCCGATCGCCTTCGTCTATAAGCCGAACGGCACCGACACGTACACCGGCACCTGCGTCGTCTCCCAGTACAACGAATCGTCCCCCGTCGATGACATGGTGGCCTTTACCGCCACCCTGTCCATCTCCGGCGCGGTGGTCATCTCGTGAGTCCCCTCCCCCACATCCCGATGCCGACCGAGACGGTCACCGTCGGCGGGGTCGGAGTGGCCCTGCGCGGCCTGTCCGTCGCCGAGATGCGCGAACTACAGGCCCTCTCCGAGAAGGACACCGAGGCCGCCGGCCTGCGCGCCCTGGCCCTGGCCACCGACTCGACCGACGACGAGGTGGAGGCGTGGCTCGGGGCGACCTCCCCGCAGTTCGGCCTGGAGGTCGCCGAGCACGTGATGCGCCTCTCCGGGCACACCGAGGCGGCCGCCGCCCGGTTTCCGGCGGGAGTTCATGACCGGGACGGGAGAGACGAACCTGTTCGTCCTGGCGGACCGGACGGGGCGCCTCCCGCAGGAGATCCGTGACATGCCCGCCGCCGACTACGTGGCGATGTGCGCCTACTACCACGTGAAGGACACGCTGGAGAAGCTCCAGGCCGACACGGACGCGGCCCGCCGCTGATGCCTCCCGTCGAGCCGATCACGATCCGCGGCCTCAAGGATTTTCAGGCATCGCTCAAACAGATGGACGGGGAGACGCAGAAGAAGTTGCGGGTGGCCCTCAACGAAGCGGCCGAGCTGGTCGCCGACCGGGCGCGGCGGAAGGTCCCCATCGGCCCGTCCGGCGCCGCCCGCCGGTCCGTCCGGGCCGCCTCGCAGCAACGTGTCGCCCGGGTCCAGGGCGGCGGCAACCGCGCCCCCTACTACCCCTGGCTCGACTTCGGCGGCCAGCCACGAGGGCAGGTCGGAGGGCGGGCCCGCCGCCGGTTCATCGACGTCGGCCGGTACATCTACCCGTCGTTCTCAGCCCAATACGACGAGGTGCTCGCAGCCCTCGAAGCGTCGCTCGTGAAGCTCGCCCGCGACGCCGGCCTGGAGGTCGAGTAGGTGGCGAAAAATCAGGTCACCCTCACCTTCGCCGGAGACGCCGGCACCCTGGAGAAGACCTTCGACAAGGTCGGCCGGGGCGCCAAGGAGATGGGCGACGACGTCGGCAAGGCGTCGCGCGACGTCGGCGCCGGCTTCGACCGGATGGGTGACGGAGCCGACGTAGGCGAACAGCGGATCGTCGGTCTGCGCGACAGCATCACCGGCACCGGCGACGTGATGAAAGGGTTCAAGGAAGGGGACATGACCCTTGTCCTCACCGGGTTCGCCGACCTGGCCTCGTCCGTCGCGAACTTCGCCGGTCCGGTCCTCAAGTCTCTGGTCACCCGCCTCGCCGCCACCAAGGTCGGGATGGCCGTCACCGCCGCCGCCACCCACGTATGGACCGCCGCCCAATGGTTACTGAACGTGGCCCTGTCGGCCAACCCGATCGGCCTGATCGTGCTGGGGATCGCGGCCCTCGTCGCCGGCCTCGTCCTCGCCTGGAAGCACTCCGAGACGTTCCGGAACATCGTCAAGGCCGCCCTCGACGCCGTAGGGAACGCGGCCACGTGGGCACTCGACCAGTTCGGCGGCCTCATCGATTTCGTCAAGCGGCTCCCCGGCATGATCGGCGCCGTCGGCAAGGGGATCTTCGACGCGATCACCTGGCCGTACCGGACGGCCTTCAACCTGGTCAAGGATCTGTGGAACAACACCGTCGGCGGGTTCGGGTTCTCCGTCCCGTCGTGGGTGCCCGGAGTGGGCGGCAAAGGGTTCACGTTCCCGAAGATGCACACCGGAGGCGTCGTCCCCGGCAACCCCGGCACCCCCGTCCCCATCCTCGCCCTGGCCGGAGAACGCGTCTCCCGCATCGGTGAACGGTCCGGCACCGGAGGCGTCACCATCA